GAGTTTATTTATGGGGTGGAGACGGTGGACAGGGTGGAAGCCGTTTACATGGAGGCGGACAAGGTTCAGGAGGGCGAGGTGCTTTTGGTTTTTGGAATGTACCAACTTCTGTAACGTCAGCACCTTACTCAATTGGTCAAGTAGGAAGTAATGGTTCTGGTGCACACGGAAACTACAAAGGTGGTGCAGGGAGTGCCGGAAATGCAACGACTGTTGATGTTGGACCTGGAACTCTTAGTGCAGGTGGTGGTAACGGAGGAAATCAACCGCCAAACTGGAATTCACCAGGAAGCCCAGGATCACAAGGTAACACTTCTCCATCAGCAGATTACAGTAACTGGCCTTTCTCACAATTTATGAGAGGTTTTGGAAGTAAGGGTAACACTAACAGTCCAACGCAAGATGGTTGTATGGTTATCTACACAAATGAAGGAGCATAATGGCATATTTATTATTTAACAAAGACCAAGAAAATGTTACATCAACTTTTCAAAAGTTAATTGCTAATGATACTGAATTAGCAAATGTTCAACCACCACAAGCAGAATATAAAATAATTGATTGTAGTGATGATGATTTCAATGCTGTAAAATTTAGAGAAAAATGGCCTACACATTATTCTGGAGATACAGCATATTTTGAAACAATTGATCTAGATTATCCAGAGAAATCTGACCCGAGTGTAACAACTGTTGGTTATGATCAAGAAACAATGCAAAGTCAACTTGATGAAAGTAAAAGTATTATTTCAAAATGGTTACATCAACATGGTGAACACCCTGATTATGATAAATGGAATAATTACTATAACGAACTAAATAGCTTAGATATTTCTGGATGGAGTTACCCAACTCTAAAAGCTTTAGAAAAAGAATTAAGTGACAGAGGTCAAACAAGTTTAAGTTATTTGCAACTTCCATAATTTAGTATATACAACGGGATATGATCCCGAAGATTATTAAGTTTACTTCCCACGAGGCTTATGTTGATCTAAAGGAAGATTATCCACAACCTATCAAATTTAATTTACCAGAATGGTATAAAAAATTATTTGATAAAAGTTTTTTAGATAAATCAGTAAAACAATGTATGCCTTTTTTAGATACACTTACTACAGGTTATGTATTAAGAATGCCACAAGACTTATACCTACATAATGGAAGGAAGGACGAAGAGGGTAATAAGGGTATATGGTTTAAGTGGGCTTGTGATGATGTAGCTTGGTGCGATGACATAGGTATAAATTTAAATTGGAAAAAGGGTGATGATGTCCACAATTGGCAACAGCTTAGAGGGTCACCAATGGTTGAAAAAAATGGTAAGATACCATTCTTAAAAGTATTAAGTCCATGGCGTATAGAGACTCCTGCAGGGTACTCCTGTTTGTTTTTACCACCCATGAATAATACTGATGACAGGTTTGAGATAATACCAGGAATTGTAGACACAGACACATATACAAAAGAAATTAACTTTCCTATAGTTCTCAATGGTGATAAGTATAAAGAATTAGAAACTTGTATTAAAAAAGGAACACCTTATGTACAGGTCATACCTTTTAAAAGAGAATCTTGGAAAATGGAAATAAAAAAATTTAAAAAGAAAAATTTTATAGAGGATACAGTGTTTCATCATTTAAATTTATGGAGAAGATATAAAAGTTATTTTTGGCATAAAAAATTATGGAAGTAAAAAAATTTATAAAAATATATGATAATGTATTGCCTATAAAAGCAGTAAGTAGTTTTTTGAACTATTGCAATTCAAAACAATTTCATGAAGCAAATGTTGGAGAGGGAGATACAAAAAGAGTTGATTTTGAAGTAAGAAGAACCTTTGTATATCAGCTAACAAATCAAAGTGAATTTATGACAGAAGTGCATTGGTGTAATTTACTTTATAAAATTATCAGAGAATATATAGCAAGATTTAAAAAAGATTTAAATATACATCCTGATATTATTAGTCCTGTATTTATTAATGACATATCAATATTAAAATATGAAACTGGTGGGTTTTACACATGGCATACAGATCATTTCAATGGTAATCCTAGAACCTTTAGTTGCATTTATTTATTAAATAATGATTATGAAGGTGGTAAAATTGTGTTTGCAAATCCGGACTTGTCTGGACAGTTTGAGATAGATGTAGTGCCAAATAGGTTGATTGTATGGCCAAGTAATTTTTTGTTTCCACATAGAGTTAATCCAGTAACTAAAGGAGTGAGGTATTCAGTAGTAGCATGGGCACTTTAGATGAAAAAGGTTATATACTTGTAGAAAACTTTCTTACAAAAGAAGAAGTGGGTTTGCTCACAGAGCACACTCTTTTATTTCATAAAAATAATTTTGTGGATCTTCAATACAATGATTTTAAACAAAACAATAATTGCGATACTGGAGTATACTCAGACACCGTTATGGAATCTTTAATGGTAAATAAAAAATCTAAAATGGAAGAAATTACTAAATTAAAATTACAACCTACTTATACATTTTGGCGAATGTACACAAATGGTTCAGAATTACTAAAACACAAAGACAGAGAGTCTTGTGAAGTAAGTGTAAGCGTAATGTTAGGATCTAATTACAAACCTTGGTATTTTCATATTGGTGAAGATAAATATGATTTAGAACCAGGAAATGCTATAATATACAAAGGTTGTGAAATGTTTCATTTTAGAGAACCATTTAGAGGTGACTGGCACTCACAAGTCTTTTTACATTATGTTAATCAAGCTGGACCAAACAAGGATCATGCTTTTGACAAAAGAGTAAGATTAGGTATAAGTAATAATATAAACCATGGAATTTAGACAATACGAAGACGGATCTGCTGATATAGTTTTTTCTTGGAAAGAAAGATTTACATTATTTTTTAAGGGTAAAATATTTTTCAAAGCAGTTGATTTTAAACATTTTGGAAACAATTTAATTCATCTTGTTAGTCAATGGAATATGAAATTTAACGATAAAGTTCAAAGATTAGATACAAAGAGTGAAAAGGTAAAATCATCTAATGCAACTAAAGATAGATAAAATTCCTGTTCCAATATTTAAATTTAAATTACATTGGCATGACGACATAAAAAAAACTGTGTTGCCAATGATAAGAGAAAACGATGGGAAGACACAGACGGACAAACCTGCTGATAATATTAGTAAACTAGATTTTGATGATTCTCACGATATGAAAAGACCGTGGGTTTTAAAAATTTTACCCATGATACAATCTGAGCTTAACCAAATGATTGCTAGAATAGACCAACCAAGAATTACAATAAAACAAATTTGGTATCAAACTTATGATAAGGGCGGTGAACATGGTTGGCATACTCACGGGTGTAACTTCACTGGTGTATATTATATTGATTTTGATAAAAACATACATCCAAGAACTGAAATAAAATTTCCGTTTGAACCCAATCTACACAAAGTTTTTGATGTTAGTGAGGGAGATATACTAATGTTCCCCTCTTTCTTTACACACAGAGCTCCTAAAAATACTTCTGAAGTGCCTAAAACAATAATTTCTTGGAATGCTGATTGTTATTAGGTTTTAGGGTAAACTTTAAAGTTAACATAAATTAGGGTATAATGTGCCATGCCTTTAACAAATGTACAAATTAGACCAGGATTTAATAAACAAGTCACACAAACTGGAGCAGAGGGACAATGGACAGATGGTGACTTTGTAAGATTTAGATATGGATTACCAGAAAAAATAGGTGGTTGGGAACAAGATTTATCAGATACTTTAGTAGGTGCTGTAAGACAGCAAATGGTTTGGGCTGATCTTGACGGAAGAAAATACAACGCTTTAGGGACAAACAAAGTTTTAGTAGTTTATTACGAGGGAGCTTTTTATGATATCACACCTTTAGATACAGCAATTACAGGAGCAACCTTTACTACTGTCAATGCATCAGCAACAGTAACAGTTAATAAAATCGCTCATGGTTTAGCAGAAGGAGATTTATTTACATTTACATCAGTGACGCCTCCTACAGGAGCCGGTTACATTGCAGCTAATTTTACAGACAACACTTTTCAAGTTGTATCAGTTCCTACAAATGATACTTTTACAATTACGATGGCATCAAACGCAGGAACTTCAGTTTCTGCTAGTGGGGCTGCAACCATTAATCCATATATTAAACCAGGGCCACTTTCTCAAAGTTATGGTTATGGTTGGGGTACTTCAACTTATGGGGGAGCATCAGGTATACTTGGAACTTTAAATGGTTCATTGCAAGACGACACTGCAGGGACTGGAGGTGTCGGCACATCTATAACACTAGCTTCAACTGCCGGGTTTCCAACATCTGGCACTATAAAAGTTGGGGCTGAGTTTATTACTTACACAGGAGTTACTTCACCAAATCTAACAGGTATTACCAGAGGAGTTGCAGGAACTCGGTCTGCACACAGCAGTGGTGCATCTGTTGAATACTACACTGCTTGGGGTGAAGCTTCAGAAACATCATCTGTTCTACTAGACCCTGCTTCTTGGTCATTAGATCATTTTGGGGAAAAATTAATTGCTACTGTTAAGAATGGTAAAATTTTTGAATGGGATCCTATTTCAGTTACAACTGGTGCTTTGCAAACAAGAGCTACTGCAGTTACAGGAGCTCCAACACAGTCTGTGGCAACGATCGTATCTGAAAGAGATAGACACTTAATTGTATTAGGCACAGAGACAACTATAGGTACAACTGGTTCTCAAGATAAAATGTTTATAAGATTTTCTGATCAAGAAAATATCAATAGCTATACACCAACATCAACTAATACTGCAGGTACTTTTAGATTAGACTCTGGTGTAAAAATTATTGGTGCTGCAAAAGCAAAAGATTACATATTAATTTTAACTGATACATCAGCTTATGTAATGCAATTTGTAGGACCACCATTTACTTTTTCTGTAAGACAAGTCGGTTCTAATTGTGGTGCTATAGGTCAACACTCCATGAAATATGTGAATGGAGCTGTCTGGTGGATGGGACAAGCAGGTGGTTTTTTTGTTTATGACGGTACAGTAAAATCAGTACCTTGTTTAGTTGAAGATTTTGTATTTACAGATAAAGGCGATAACCTTGGCATTAATTATAATTCTGGTGAGCAAGTATATGCAGGTCTAAATCATTTATATAACGAAGTTAATTGGTTTTATCCAAAAGCTGGGTCTACTGAACCTGATAGAGTTGTAACATATAACTATTCTGAAAACACATGGACGACTGGTTCACTATCAAGAACAAGTTGGCATGATGCAACTTTATACGATCACCCATATGCAACTGAATTTAATTCTTCTGGAGTTCCTACATTTCCTGTTGTGCAAGGAGTTACTGCAGTAAATGGCTCTAGTATTTATTATGAACATGAAACAGGTAACAACCAGGTTGATTCTAATGGTAACAAAACAGCTATACCTGCTTTTATTCAGTCGGGTGATTTTGATTTAGCTATTGAAGGAGATGGTCAATTTTTTATGAGTATGAGAAGATTTATACCTGACTTTAAATTATTGACTGGTGATGCACAAGTAACAATAAATTTACGAGACTTTCCAACGGACACCGCAACATCATCACCATTAGGTCCATTTACAATCAATAGTTCAACTGCTAAAGTGGATACAAGAGCCAGATCAAGATTTGCAAATTTAAAAATAGCAAATACTTCAACTGATCAAAGTTGGAGGTTTGGCACATTTAGAGCTGATGTTCAACAGGATGGTATGAGATAATGAGTGCAAGAGATAGAGCAATGGGTATGGGAGGTAAAACTCGTGATCGTAGTCCAAGAGATCAAAGAGGTGGTGGACAAGATATGGGTGGTGTGCCTGACTCATCAGGTAATGTTAATAAAGTATTAGCTGCAGAAGCAAAAGAAGCTAAAAGAAAATCAGAAATGGATAACCTAATTAGAAGGTTGATTAGTGATAAAAGAGAAGAAGATGTAGAAGTTTTTAGAGCAAAACAATTAAACTTACCCAAAAGAGTGATACCAACTCCAGTTGGATTAGGAATAGCAGCTTTAAGTCCTTTTTTACAATCACAGAATACACAAGCCAGAAATAAATTTTTATCGGGTGTTGATGCTAGTTTTTACAATCTTGATACAATGGCACAAGAGCAACAGTACAAAGATTACCTAGAATCTCTTAGACCAACTTTTACACCAAATGATGGTGGAGGTATTGTGCCTTTAATACAACCACCAATAATTCCTGTGCAACAAGAACAAATGATGATGCCCCCTGCTGTTGGCATACAGACAGTGAATCCTTTTGTACAAAATGGTGTGTTTAATTATGGTGTACCCATGGTGTAATTATGGCTAAAATTGATTTACCTATACCTGAACCTACAGAACAATATTCACAAACTAACCAAAGACAGATATCACAATCTTTACAGACCTTAAAAGATCTTTTAAATACTACTTTCTTAGATGAACAAAAACAGGAGCAAGAAAGATTTTCTTGGTTTTTAAATGGCTAATACTTTTTTAAATGCAAAACAAGATTTAACTACGACAGATAATACTGTCTTATATACATGCCCATCTAATTCAAGAGCTATTGTAAAATCCTTGTTAGTTACAGAAGATGCTAATTCAGGCACGACTATCGACATCACTCTTACAGATGCATCTGGCAATGTATTCAATATTGCTAAAACAAAAACAATAGCAGCTCTAGCTACAACACAAATTTTGTCAGAACCACTAATTCTAATGGAGAGCGAAATCTTAAAAGTACAAGCAGCACAAGCAAATGAGTTATTTGTAATAGCTTCAATACTAGAAATTAATCGAGACTAATGGCTAAAAGAAAGTTTGTTAATTTTACACCTAGACCTAAACCTAGGAAAAGGCCAAGAAGACATAAAAAAAGTCTTTCAAAATCTGAAAAAAGATCGTATAAGAAATACAACAGACAAGGACGTGCATGAGTGACTTACCGAAAATACCTGCTGAAGCAAAAGAAATCATTAAACATAAAAGAACAGGAAAGGTTTATGCAACTAAAGCTGAATTCGATGCTGATGTTGCTG